AACAAGTTGCTTACATCAACGATCAATACTCAGACAGCAGACAAGGTATAACTGGTAATGTTGACTTAGAAGTAAATTACAATTCAGGCACAGATAAATTTGACCTGAGAGCGGATAATAGTTTGAGTCCTTCGTCAGCAGTAACGATGAATTACATCGTTAGAAAGTGGAAATCCTAATTTAATCTAATGTTCGAAAAACATCACACGTCTCAAGATCGCCAAAGAATTTGGAGAGATTTTCGAAACAGAGACGATCTCACTTTAGAATCAATTGTTGAAGAATTTAAATATGTAAAAGTATTAGATAGATACTTAGACTACTATACACCTGCATCTTGGCCCGATGTTTTTACTATTGTTTATGATGGCTACTTTTGTCAAACAGGTATCACATTACTAATGATTGCTACTCTAGATTACAAAGGCTTCATAAAAGAAGATGAACTTATCATGCCTGTGATAAGTAATAATGATATAGGAAACACAGGAGTTGTATTCCAATTAGATGATAATTTTCTTAACTTCTCACCTGGAGAATTGACCCCTAAGGAAATTGCTTTAGAACACGGCACATTGTTCCAGACCCATAGAGTGCAAAAAAAGTCAATATATACTTGACTTTTAAATAGTTTTATATTACAATAAAATACAGGTAAATATATTTTTTAAAACAAAGAAGAACAACGGATTTTACACACATGCAAGTTAAAAAAAGAGACGGGCGACTTGAAGATTTAAACATAGACAAACTACATAAAGTCGTCATGTATGCTGTTGAAAACATAACTGGAGTAAGTGCCAGCCAAGTAGAAATAAACAGCCAAATACAATTCTTCGACTCAATCAAAACAGAAGATATTCAAGAAACACTAATTAAAAGTGCGGCTGATCTTATATCAGAAGAAACACCAAATTACCAATATGTAGCAGGAAGATTAATAAATTATCATTTGCGTAAGCAAGTGTATGAGACATTCGAACCACCTTGTTTGTGTGACATAATTCAAAAGAATATAGACGCAGGATTCTACGATGCTGAATTTACTGAACTTTACACAAAAGAAGAAATAGATGAACTTAACGAACATATTAATCATGATCGAGATGAAGTATTGACTTATGCGGCCATGGAACAGTTTCGTGGTAAGTATCTTGTGCAGAATAGAGCAACAGGCGAAATATTTGAAACACCGCAAGTTGCATACATGATGATTGCGGCAACATTGTTTAGCAAGTATCCTGCAGAAACTAGAATGAGTTATGTTAAGTCATACTATGATGCCATTAGCACATTTAAGTTAAGTTTGCCTACACCTATTATGGCCGGTGTGAGAACACCTCAAAGACAATTTAGCAGTTGTGTGTTAATAGAAACAGATGACAGTTTAGATAGCATTAATGCTACCACAAGTGCAGTAGTAAAATATGTAAGTCAAAAAGCAGGAATTGGCATTGGTGCAGGAAGTATTAGAGCAGTAGGATCTAAAATTAGAAGTGGAGATGCTACACATACAGGCGTAATTCCTTTCTATAAACTTTTCCAATCTGCTGTAAAGAGTTGTAGTCAAGGTGGCGTAAGAGGCGGAGCGGCTACACTATACTATCCTATTTGGCATTTAGAAATTGAAGATATGCTAGTGTTAAAAAACAACAAAGGCACAGAAGATAATCGTGTGCGTCATATGGATTATGGTGTGCAACTAAACAAACTAATGTATGAAAGATTAATTTCAGGAGGTAACATTACATTGTTTAGTCCGAATGACATCCCAGGACTTTATGAATCATTTTTCAATGACCAAGAAAAGTTTCAAGAACTATATGAAAAAGCAGAACGTATGACAAGCATAAGGAAGAAAACTATTCCTGCAATAGAATTGTTTAGTGCATTCGTAACAGAAAGAAAAGATACGGGTAGAATTTATTTGATGAATGTTGATCATGCTAATACACATGGTGCATTTATAGAAGCAGAGGCTCCAATCAAACAAAGTAATTTATGTTGTGAAATTGATTTGCCTACTAAACCTTTAAACAGTATAGATGATCCAGAAGGTGAAATATCATTATGCACATTGTCTGCTATCAATTGGGGAGTCATTAAAGACTTAGATGAAATGCAAAAGGTTTGTAATTTGGCTGTTAGAGCATTAGATGAATTGCTAGATTATCAAAGTTACCCTGTATTAGCGGCAGAACTAAGCACAATGAAAAGACGCCCTTTAGGGGTAGGCATCATTAACTTTGCATACTGGTTAGCAAAAAATGACAGCACATATCAAGACCCTAATTTGTCATTAATAGACGAATGGGCAGAAGCATGGAGTTATGGCCTTATCAAAGCAAGTGCAGATTTGGCTGTAGAAAAAGGTGCTATTCCAGGTAACATGGAAACAAAATACGGGCATGGTATAACTCCTAATCAAACATACAAAGAAGATGTAAATGAATTGGTTAAACACAAGGAAAGACAAGATTGGAAAGGATTGCGTAAGCAATTAGCAGACACAGGTATAAGAAACTCCACTTTGATGGCTATTATGCCAGCAGAAACGTCTGCACAGATAAGTAACAGCACGAACGGAATTGAACCTCCACGTAGTTTTGTAAGCATTAAGCAAAGTAAACATGGTGTTCTTAAACAGGTAGTTCCAGGTTATCCAAGATTAAAAAACAAATATGATTTGTTATGGGATCAAAAAACACCTAAAGGTTACTTAGAAATAATGGCGGTATTACAGAAATACATCGACCAGGGTATTTCGGTAAATACTTCTTACAATCCGGAACATTTCGAAGACGAAAAAGTTCCAATGAGTGTCTTATTAGGAGACATAATAAACTTTTATAAATTTGGCGGCAAGCAACTTTATTATAATAACACATTTGACGGCCAAGGCGAAATCGACATAAACAAAAAAGAAGTAGAACAACCAATGTTCGTTTCTACAGAAATTGTTGATGACGAAGACTGTGAGAGTTGCAAAATTTGAAGAAAAAATTGAGTGTATTAGACGTAAAAAATAAATCCGATCATACTAAAGCAAACATGTTTCTTGACGAAAATGGTGGCTTAGGTATGCAGAGATTCGATGTGATTAAATATAAGCAGTTTGAAAAACTAACTGATAAACAGTTAGGATTTTTTTGGCGTCCAGAAGAAGTTGATATTTTGAAAGATGCAACTGACTTTAAAAATTTAACAGATTTTGAACAACATATTTTTACAAGCAATTTAAAAAGACAGATATTGTTAGATAGTGTTCAAGGACGTTCTCCCAATTTAGCATTGTTGCCTATTGTAAGCCTTCCAGAATTAGAAGCCTGGATTGAAACATGGGCATTCAGTGAAACCATTCACAGCAGAAGTTATTCACATATTATCAGAAACGTATATCCTGACCCAAGCAAAGTTTTTGATGATATGTTAGAGATGGAAGAAATAGTAAATTGTGCAGACAGTATTACTGAAAAATATGACGAACTGATAGAGTTCAATGAACTTAGAAACAAAGGTTATAAATCATATAATGAATATGAGCATAAGAAAGCAATATGGCTTTGTTTGATGAGTGTAAACATTCTAGAAGGAGTTCGTTTTTATGTTTCGTTTGCTTGTAGTTGGGCATTTGCTGAACTTAAAAAAATGGAAGGCAATGCAAAAATTATAAAACTTATTGCTAGAGACGAAAATGTTCATTTGGCCAGCACACAACAAATGATAAAACTTTTACCTCAGGAAGACAAAGACTTTGCTAAGATAGAAAAAGAAACATATGATCAAGTAACGCAAATGTATTTAGATGCTGTAGAGCAAGAAAAAGAATGGGCAGATTACTTGTTCAAAGATGGTAGTATTATAGGACTTAATGCTGACTTGCTAAAACAATATGTAGAATATATAGCAGGCAAAAGAATGCATGCCGTAAGACAAGCAAAAATATTTAACACAGGCACAAATCCTTTACCTTGGACTCAACAATGGATAGCAGGTGGTAGTGTTCAAGTAGCACCTCAAGAAACAGAAATCAGTTCTTATGTTATAGGCGGAACCAAACAAGATGTAGAAAAAGATACATTTAAAGGTTTCAGTTTATAATTCGCAATAACAATTCACAACATAAATATTAGCATGTATAATTTACAAGACGATCTCGGAAAAGTAAAATCAATTAAAATGTCTAATGGTGTAGAAGTCATTGCTACTTTACTATCAGTTACAGAAGACTTTATAAATTTGGGCGAGCCTAGAGTGGTTGTAATCAATGATGACGAACTTGCATTGATACCATTTGTGTTCACAGGCTCTTCAGAAGAAGTTGTAGTAAGATTTAGTGAAGTCCAAACCATTGTTGACACACTAGAACAAAGTGCCAAAGACTACCAAAACATCATAGAAGGCAATCAAGAAGATTAGTATAGATAAATACTAATATGCCAGGAATAGCAAGAATAACTACAGACGCCGCACAAGGAGTAATTACAGGTCCTGGTGCTACTAGTGTGTTTGCAAACAACAAAAAGGTATCTGTGGAAAGAGATGGTGTTGCTGGTCATGGTGATTCACCTCATAGTTCTCCAAGGCTAACATCAAACTATTCTAACACGGTATTTGCTAATAATAAAAAAGTTGCTAAGTCAGGGACAGTTGCTACATGTGGACATACCGTAAGTCCTGGATCCGATAACGTAAAGGTTCCGTAAGGTGAGTTATGCAAAATGCCAAAACTATTATCAGTAAAAGGCCCTCACGCAAGAAATACTAACGATAGATTAAGAGTCCAATGGAACATGGGTAATTCATGCAATTACACATGTGAATACTGCCCTAAAATATTACACGACGGTTCTAAACCATGGTTCGATAAGCAGGTATATATTGACACCATAGAACGATTAAACACGCACTACACGACCTTAAATAAAGTCTTAGACTATGAATTAATAGGTGGAGAAGTAACTGTAATACCTGGATTTGAGGATATTATACGCAAAATAAATGAATCTGGGGCAAGATCATTAGTGTTTACTAATGGAGGAAGATCGGTAAATTGGTGGTCTAAAGCAAAGTATTATCTCGACGGTATAGTATATACATATCACCCTTTAAGTCAAGATAAAGAGCATTTTAAGGCGGTTTTAAATGAAATAAAAGACTTTGTAAGCATTGATATAAACATTGCAGGAATAGGCGGCAAAGTTGACGAATTAGGTGTGTTAGTAGAAGAAATAAGAGACCTTTTTAAGGACTGTAGACGTAATACATATGACAATGTCAGTATATGTGTTAAAACCATGTATAAGAAGTTGTTAGGCGCCCGTAGTAAGCAGGAAACATATTGGGAATACACAGACAGCGAGTTAGAAGTTTTAAGCAGACCAGGTATAAAACCTCGTCCTGCACCACCGCCAGATCCTAATGCACCAGAGCCTACACCGCCAGATCCAAAGTCTTATATGACTGAGTTTTTATATGATGATGGGACTGCAAAATATGTGCAAAATCATCAAATAATCAACGAAGGATTAAACAAATTTCATGGCATGATATGCCATTTAGGCA